TTCATCTTGTTTTAGTTTTTAGGTTTTAGTTGATTTAGGAATAATATAGCAAAAATTGAGATTGCTAATGTTGATATTATTAAAAGTACATTCATCTTGATTTTGTTTTATTGGTTTCTAATGGTGCAATAATATAAAAACGAAACGAAACAAAAAAACATATTTCTACACTCAAAATTAGGAATTGTCAAAATTTAATCTATTCGCTTCCCTCCTATTGATTTTACTACATATTTACTACATATATATATAATTAAATGAATTTTTTTTTCAAACCATCAATATGAAGTCTTTTTTTTATGGTTTACTTAAAATATTTAAAAACCTAGGCTCGAATTTAAAATGTTTTAGATTATTTTCTTAATTCAAAATATTTTGTTTACATTTGTTCAGAACTTTAAAACTAAAACGATATGATGAATCAAAACCAAATCTTATTAGACCGAATCAAGCCGATGATATTCAGGCTATATAATGCTAACGAATCGGTTAAAGCAAGTAAAGTTTCTGTAACTACTAATAACTATATAAAGAGCTTTGATGGTATAAACTATCCTAATTTAGACTATACGTTTCATTTAGATAATGGTAACGTAGTAACTAAAAAAGAATTAGCTTTTGAGTACAATAGTATTATAGAAAGTATGGTAAGACACGTATATAACAAATCTCACAACACCATACCAAAGGTGTGAATAGTGAAAGTTCCATTTTCGGGGTCCTGGTGGGAAACATTTTATACCGCCCCCCTTTTATTAAGTAACAACTAAACAGAAATATATATTATGAACGGACATTGGAAGAAACAATTTAACTATGACTATCTTGGATCGTATTCACTTGATGGTAAAAAAGAAGTAGTAGTATCTATCAAAGGTGTAGGTACAGCAAAGGTAACAGGACAATCAGGTCGTAAAGAAGATTGCTTTGTGGTAAACTTTAACGAGTTTGACAAGCCGATGATACTTAACCGAACTAACGCAAAGGCAATAGAGAAAGTTGCAAATAGCGGATTGGTTGAAGATTGGGTAGGTGTAGGCGTTACTCTTTATGTAGAGAAAGGCGTTAAGGCTTTTGGCGATGTAGTCGATGCGTTACGTATTAGAGATAAGAAACCTACTGAAACTAAGATGACTGATGCTATATTCGAATCGATGATGATGGCAATAGAGCAAGGTAAAGCAGCTCAAGTCGAGATGGCTATACCTAAGTATAAGATGAATAAGGAGATGTCTGCTGTTATCTTAAAGAGAATTAAAGAATCTAAAAACTAACCACTATGTTACACCTTATAATATACTGGATACTAACGCAAGCAAATACACCTACATTGATTTGGGTAATGTTTTTTTGGTATTGTTTTATCAGTTTGATGAGCTTCTTTAACAATATAATTAAAGCTAAAAAACAAGATGGACTATGGTAGACTTAAATAATGATGAACAGTATTACGGAGATTGGGAGTACACAACTAACTCTCAGTTAGGTTATGTAAAGCGTTCGCCTTCTTACTATTGGAAGATGCGTAACGGTGGTAAGATAGACTCACCTGCTCTTAGGTTTGGTGCTTTAGTACACACGCTTATACTTGAGCCTGAGAAGTATCAAGAGAACTTTATTGTGTTTAACCCCGATGATAGACCCGAACAAGATAAGGGAATGACATCTAAGATAAACAAAGCGTGGAAGTTAAAAATGGATGAAGAGTGTCGAGATGGACACAAGTATCTTATGACTATGGATCAGTATCAGTTGGCTCTTAAACTAAAGCGAAAGCTCTATAATTGTAAAGAGGTTAAGGACATACTAGATAATTGCGTTACCGAGGTACCAAAGACTTGGATAGACTTCAACACAATGAGTAAGTGTAAAGGTAAAGCGGATATTGTAGTTGATGGAGGCGATATGCTAGTCGATATTAAGACAACAGGTAAAGATGTAGCAGATTTTAGAAAGAGTGCTTATAGGTACGCTTACAATCGTCAAGCTGCGTTCTATATGGATGGGTTCGGTGCAAAAGAGTTTGTATTTATTGTGATAGAGTCTAACGCACCACATCAGATAGGTATCTTTAGATGTTCTGATGCTTTTATTGACTCAGGTCGACAAGAGTACATTGAGTTGCTAGAGAAGAAAAACAAATATTGTAAATCGGTTGTAGAAGCTAACAACCACATAATACACGATGAACTATGATAACTAATGACGAGAAGTTAAGACACCTCCAGGATGCTTTAGACTTATCCTCTAACTTTTGGAAAGTGACTAAGAAGCAAATTATGGGGTCTAAGCGTAACTTAAAAATTATGAACGCTAGACATTCTGTAAGGTACTACCTAACTGAGGTAGGCAATATTACCTTGAGTGAGATAGGTATGCTGACTAATTGCGACCACGCTACGGTTATAAACAGTAAAAGAAAATTTAAGGACTATAGCCAGGTAGATAGAGAGTTTCTTAATATGAAAGCTATAATAGAAAGTAGTTTAGAGTTTGACAAAAACAAAAGCCTACAAGACACTATAGCCGATATTATAAATAGTAACTTAGTTATAGAAGAAAAAGTAACCATAATAATGTCGATATATGAAAGTAGATAGACTAGATGTAGCTCACGAAGAGATAATTGATAACTGCGAGGAGTATGTTATTGTATCTGCTTCGAAAGAAGATGAAGATGGATACATCACGAGGGCTTATATATCAACGGATGGAGAGCTATTAAAAGAAATAATTATAAATGAGATGAATAATTCAAAAAAATTCTCTACATTTATGCAAGAAGTTATTAACGATTATAACAACCAAAAATTCTATTAAAATGAGTGAATTAAAAATGAATGGTACGATTACTAAGATTAGTGAAGTACAAGAAGGAACAGCTAAATCAGGAAACGCTTGGAAGAAGTTAACCTTTGCTATCCAAACAGAAGGTGAGTACCCTAAAGCGGTGGCGTTTACTGTGTTCGGAGAAGAGAAAGTTGACAACTTTATGAAGTTCAACAAGCAAGGACAAAACGTAGAGGTTAGCTTCAACGCAGAGTCAAGAGAGTACAACGATAGATTTTATACTGACCTCCAAGCGTGGAAAGTGTTTACTATAAAAGGTGATGTAGCCGAACCTGTGCTAGTAGGTGCGGATGATGGTTTCAGCAAAGCATCTGATTTACCGTTTTAATTACGGTTGTTTAGGGGGTTGTTAATTCAACCCTCTATTCTTTTTTAACTAGAAACTAAAAAACTAAATGATGATGGCTAAGAGATTTACAGACACAGAGAAATGGAACGAGGATTGGTTCTTAGAAATTAAAAATCCACACAAACTATTTTGGATATACATTTGCGATAATTGTAATCACGCAGGTATATTTAAGCCTAATAAGAGAATGTTCGAACTTATATTAGGTGCAAGGATCGATATAGATTTATTCCTACAAGAAATTAACAGCGACAAGCAAAGAATATTAGAGCTTGATAATGGTAAGTGGTATCTTACTAAGTTTATTGAGTTTCAATACGGAGGTAAGCTGAACGAGAACAACAGAGTACACAAGTCTATACTTGAAATACTTAATGCAAACAATATTACTTGGTGTGACAATGAGGTGCCTTTAAAGTTAGAAGAACCTACAACACAAGTTAAAAAGAATAAACCTAGCTCCACCGATGAAGTGATTGCCTACTTTAAGCTAAAAGGTAGCACAAAGAACGAAGGTGAAAAGTTTTACTACTTCTACGAATCTAAAGGTTGGAATGTTGGTAAATCTAAAATGAAAGATTGGAAGATGGCAGCTTCAGGGTGGTTAGCTAGGAAGAACCAAAGTAAACCTGATTCGGACTATATAGGCGGTCAACTTAAAGCGATGAAGGGATAATGGCTTCTTATAGAATTACCTCGAAACAAGAGGTTAACGACTATTGTAAGAAGATATACGCTAAGGGCTATTCTAAGGGGCTTACTACGGGAATACCTCCATTAGACCCGCACTACACTTTTCGTAAAGGAGAGCTTACTATAATGACTGGGTTTGCTAATATAGGTAAGACAACCTCACAACTTTTTCTTATGATAATGTCAGCTAAACTATACGGATATAAGTGGCTTATGTATTGTCCTGAGAACGAACCTGTAGGTGACCTTATGATCGATATAGCTGAGATGTATTGTGGTAAGACAGCCGATAAAGACTTTAACGATAGAGTGAATCAAGTCGAGTATATGAACGCTATTAATTGGGCGTACGAACACTTTACGGTGCTTACGTTTGATGAAACTCCAACCGTAGAAGATGTGTTAGGAGCGTTTCAAGACTATATGCAAGTGACTCCTGTTGATGGGGTGTCCTTAGACCCTCTTAACGATTTGAAAGCAGCAGAGAAGCAATCTAAGTACGAATACTATTACGATGCTTTGAGCAATATTAGGAGGTTTATTAAGAAGAACAAAGTTATGTTCTACCTTGTGGTGCATCCAGGAACCGCAGCGAACCGAAGAAGAAACGAAGATGGTACTCGACCTGCTCCGAATATGAGCGATGTAGAGTTTGGTTCTATGTTTGGTAACAGGGCGGATAACTTTATAGTGTTTCATCGTAACCCACAATCGGAGCAATGGAATCAAACTGAGGTCCATATACAAAAGGTAAAGTTTCAGAAGTTAGTCGGAGTGCCTACACCTGAAACGAGTCCAATCGCTTTGTATTATAATTATGCGACTCGAAGGTTTAGGTATCTGAACGAGAACGGAAGTCCGTTTGATCCGATAGCTATGGTAGATAATAAAGTAAGAACTAACAACGTATTTTAAAAGTTATGAATATATTTAACAAAGATTATAGAAATATAATTACACAATTAGACAAAGAAAACACTTTAATAGTAACAGACCCACCTTATAATGTAGGTTGGAAATATGATACTTACAAAGATAAAGTTTCTGATGAAGATTACACAAATTTATTTAAACCATTTAAGGGTTATAAATTAGTAGTAATACATTACATAGAAGATATTATTAAATATGTTGTACCTGTTATGGGTGTTCCAACTAAATGTGTACAATGGGTATATAACTCTAATATGCCTAGACAACATAGAACAATAGCCTGGTTTAATTGTGTCCCTGATTTTAAAAAGATTACACAAACACCCAAAAACATTAACGATAAACGAGTAAATTCAGAAGTTAGATTATATGATTGGTGGCAAATAAACTTAGTTAAAAATGTAAGTAAAGAAAAACAAGACTATTCAAATCAAATTCCTGAAAAAGTTATAGGTAACATTATAAAACTAACCGCTAATAAAAATGACATTATTTTTGACCCCTTTATGGGTAGCGGGACTACACCTGCTGTCGCATCAAAATTAAATTACAAATATTTAGCAACTGACATAAGTAAAAAAGCATATAACATTACAAAAAAAAGAATTATTGAAGTTGAAAACAACCTATTTAATGAAGAAATATGCCCGATGAATTAACAATAAAAGCAATTAACCTATTGCGAGAACAAGACCCTAACCTTGACGAAATTCAAAGTATGGATAAGTTTATAGCACACCAAGGCGAGGTGCTTAAGATGAGAGAGCAATACGTTGAGTACGCTAATCATCCCCAAGCCGAAACGTTAAGTAAGAGGTTAAGCGTATTAGAGGATAGTGCGGTTGCATTTACTTGGATTTATACGATGATGATGTCTTATAAGAGAGAAGCGGTCTTAGCCAGGGCGAACGAGTTTGAGATGGCTAATGCGGTGATTGAGTTGAAGGAAGAACTAAATATATTAAATAAACTCAATAGCGATGACTAAAAAAGAATACGAAGTATTAGACAGGTGGGCGGCCCGTTTCGATGTAACCTACAAACCAACGGATAGTGACACATCGTTTTGGGACTTTACTTACAAGCGAAACGATAAGAAGTATTATTGTGAGATGAAGCAACGTAACTTTACCTTGGACTATGCTATGGAGAAGTACACCGAGGGGTTATTGCTAGAAGCTCACAAGTACGAACGCATTTTACGTAGGACTAAGAACGAGAAGTCCGCACAAGGTTTGTACTTTAACTTTTTTAGTGACGATAAGGCGTTAGTGTTTAACCTTAACAAGATTAAAATAGATAAGTGGATATGGCGAACTATGCCTGAAACTACTGATTTTACAAAAAGAAAATTTGTTTACAAATATGTTACGTTTCTTGACTACAGTAAAGGAAAATTGTTTTATATTTGAGTATTCTGCTATTCTTTCATCATTATAGCGTTTTTAGTTTCTAGGTAGAAAAGGGTTTAATCTTAATTGGTTATTCCCTTTTTTTTATTTACATTTGTTGAAATTAAAAGTTATAAATGAAGAGATTACAACTTATTAACAGGTATTAACAAAAGGTAAAAGGTATTGAGTACGTTACGCCACAATTGTGTGGAAAGTAGTGGCCTAGGATAACACGAAGGATAACTACTAATACCAAGTATACGACGGTATACATACCTTTTGTTTTTATTTACATATATTGAAACTAAAAACTAAAAGTTATGAATGAAGAGATTGCAAGATTATTAAAGCAAAACGCATCTAACGTAGCCAATTCGGGTACAGGTAGTCGATTAGACATAGGCGATGATAAGGCGGTAGCTAGAGCCTGGAGCTTAATACAAATAAAGATTAAAGCTATAGACCCTGACTTTTACGAAATAATTAAGGAAAGATGAGCAAGATAGAATATAGAGTTTGTGCTAAGATTACGCAACGTGCTGCGTTAGGTAAAAAGAAATATGGTACTACAATGGAGCGTGATGATTTAACGCCATTAGATTGGCTTAAACACGCTCAGGAAGAAGCAATGGACTTGGCTGTGTACCTTGAGAAATTGATACAAGAATTAGAAGAATTAAAAAAGGGAGCTAAATAGCTCCTTTTCTCTTTTGTTACGATCCACACGCTTCGCAATCGTCATCGTCAATGCCACACGTTTCGGGTTGGTCCTGGTCGGTTAAGTCTACTATCCAACTATCCCAAGTTTGTCTAGCAACCTCTTCGTTGCGTTTCTTTTCTTCTTCGTCCATTTTGTTATTTCTTTTTTTCGTTTATCCATTCTATTGGAATTACTTTATCAGCCCACTTAATGTTATTCTTATCGCACCATTTAGAGTAGGTCGTCTTACTTCCTTTAAACAACTTGTTTGTGTGTCGTTGAAAGACCATACGAATATCCTTGTCGGGATGCTGTGCTATAACTAACAGCATTTTCTTCCTATCTGCGGTGCTAAAACGACCTTTTAACTCTAAGATGATACCATTCGGTAAAATAACGTCAGGAGTATATTTACGTTGTTCGGAAACCACGTAGTGCAAATTAACAGTTTCATAATCAAATGATACATTCTGCTCGTCAAGTTTACCGCACACAACCTTTTCATAGTTACTCCTGAATCTGTGGATTGTTTTCTTCATAAGTCTTTTTGTTGTGGCACGAGTGACAAAGCGATTGTATGTTGTTATGGCTTAGTTTTGCTCCACCTTGTTTTATTGGTTTGATGTGATCGACTACGTCAGCAGGGACAACTTTACCTTCATCTTCACAATGTAAGCACAAAGGGTTCTGATTTATCCACCAACCTCTAAGTCTACGCCAAGGTGCTTGACGATAAAACGAAGTGTCACCACCCCAAGACTTATTTTTGTCTACAGGCTTAACTCTTCCTCGACCTTTAGGTAATGTAGGCATCTGTTAAACTATAATTAATTCAAGTCCGTTTCCTTCGGTTGCTTCCAGTAACTCATTGAGAGTTCGTCTTGATGAAGTAATATCCAACAAGGAATCCCTGTTGACCTGTCCAAAGCTAGAGCCAACAAGAATACACCCTCTTGTGTCGGTATTATAGTTTCCTTGATGAATAAGAATGTATCTTCGATTTCGAACATTGTGCAATATAAGATGTTTTTTGTACTTATCTGAGGTTCTGTGAGAAACTTTATACACACCTTTAGGAACACAACTCACGTTAGTTTCATTAGCTTTCCAAGGCAGCTCCAATGTCTTACACTCAAAAACTTTTTTAAGTCCCTTAAACAGCGTTAAATGACCTAAAGTTTGTTTGCTGTCATCGTCAAGTCTAGTGAGTATCGCTTTCATTTTTAACTTTTAATCTTTTCTATTGACCTACCTGCAAAGTAAGCAGCGTAAACAGTTATAAGTAAAGTTTGATATATTGGTTTGTAAGCAGCATCAATAGTGAAACCACCTATGTTGCCATCAAGAAAAGAAAGTAACACTAAGATAAGTGTAAGAAACACAAGCACCAAAGGTCTAATGTTCTTAGACAACCAATTATC